GGATCGTCCCGAGCTCCAGCAGCTCCTCCCCGGTGAGCGGGCTGCGGTACTCGACGTAGGTGGACCCGATTTTTCGGTAGGTGCGCTGCCGCGTCCCCCACTCAGGGAAGAGGATCCAAAGCTCGCGCAGGGCCACCTCCTGCATCTCCGGTGTCCAGTGAGCAACGGGGATGTCGAGGTCTCGTTCGTCGAACTCTGCCCTGTACCGCCAGACGACCGGGGTGTCGAGATCGACCGTCAGGCTGCTCATAAACTTGAGCGTGCGACGCTTGCCTTCAAATCCGACCTCGCCGGGTCGAGCGCCCAGTCCAACCATGCGGGTGATTGTTGTGCGCGGGTCTTTCCCCTCCTTCAAATCCCACGGCAACCGTAGGGCTAGCTGTCTCCGCTCTTGCGGTTGTAGCTGCCTCTCCTTGTCGTTCGCGAAATAATTCAGATCCTTCGTCGGCAATTTTCCCCTCCTCTGTCACGTCAACTGTTTTTCGTTCCTGGGCCTCGAGTACCAACCGTCGCCGATCCAGCTCCCCCTTCAGGGCCGCAATACCCTCGAGCTGTTTGCCGATAGAGGCCCGGGTCGCTTCTGTCGTCCCTTCCAGCGTCGCCTTCTGCTCCATCAACAGTTGCCGTTTGTCGGAAATGACGGCAAAGGCGTAGCCGATATCGCGCAGATCGCGCACGGTCATTTCCTGCTGGTCCAGGCGGTCCAGGATCGTCTCCATGCGCCGCATGGCTTTTTGCGCCAGGCCGGTCAAAGAGTCAATCATCTGGCCTGTTTCTTCGACCTGCTCGTCTATATTTTTGGATATCCCGATTTTCCCCTCCCTACTGCGGTCCCTCACCGTTCGGGTCATTTTATTCTTGGACACATCCCTCCCCTTTCGCGTCTGAAAAATAATGTCTATTTATTTCCCTGCATGAATTTGGACGAATTCTCCACAGAAGAGCTGGAGCAATTACTTGCCGAAGCCGAGGTCCATAAGGGCCGACTTCAACGCGACCTGGCTTTTGCCCGCTTTACTCCCTTTCCCTACCAGGAGGAGTGGTATCGGGCCTGCTTCGAGAAAACGCACCCCATAGTCGCCCTCTTCTGCGGCAATCAGCTTGGCAAGTCTACCCTTGGCGCCCTGGTGACGGTCGCGCGCTGTATGGGGATCTGGCCCGAGTCGATTTCGGGGCTACAGGTGCCCTTCGAGTGGCGGCCGGGATCCTGTCGCGGTCAGCGGTTTTTGGCGGCCGGCGAGACGTTTGAGGTGTCCCTGCGGGATACCATCGTCCCGAAACTCCAGGAATTTGTCACGCCCGACATGCTCGAGCGGCCACCTAAGCGGAACTCACTCGGCATCCCTACCCATTGGCGGTTTGTGACCGGCGCCGAGCTTGTCCTTATGTCGTACCAGCAGGCTACGGAAAGCTACGAGGGGGCCGTCTGGGACGGCGTTTGGTTCGACGAGCCGCCGCCCCAGGACGCATTCTCCGCTATTCGGCGAGGCTGCCTGGCGCGCAAGGCGCAGATTCTCATTACGGCGACTCCTCTCAAGGAGGCGTGGATGTTGGACGACCTATTACTGCCGTCGCTCGAGCCCTCGCACGCCAGTTTTGGCTCTGTGGCCCATTTTGAGGCGTCGATCTGGGAAAACGCGGAGAGTAACGGGGGCGTTCTGCCGGATGCTGAGATCGAGTCTTTCCTTTCGAGCCTGCCACCGAAAGAGCGGCAAGCCCGCGAATTCGGCCACTTTGCCGACCTTCAGGGGCTGGAATTCGAGTACGTTCGTCCCGAGACACATGTTGTCCCGGACTTCGATGTCCCCCCGCATTGGCCCGTTGTCGAGGTAGTTGACCCGAGCATGAAGCGTGGCCTCACAACTATCTGGGCAACGGTCGATCCGGAGGACTTCTGGTACGTCATCCAGGCAAAGGTCATCCCGGACGATTCCTTCTCCGCGATGAATCGCGACCTCCAAAAATGGCGCGACGTGCTCGGTCGTCAGCCTGACTATTTCTTGATGGACCAACGCGGCGGCGCCGCAATTACCAGTAAGGAGAAGAAACAAACATGGTTCGACGAGTTTCGCGTAGCGGGCACAACGTACCAGCCCAGCCGGGAGGTTCCGATGCAGACGCTGCACGGGTGGCTGAAGCTCGAGTGGATGCCACGCAAGGAGAAGTTCCTGCCGAAATTGCGGCTGACACAACGGGTGGCGAACGAGAAGGACGGCCCTCTTCACGCTCTACAGAGGTTCGTGTGGGACGAGCGGCTGATGAGCAAGGGGCGGCTTCAGAGGCAAAAATCCAAGGACTTCGTGGATTGCCTGCGGTATCTGGCCGGGCAGCCGGGGATGAGGTTCCAGCGACTGAGCCAAAAAAGAAACGGGGCCGGCCTCCAGGGAGCAAGAATCGCCCAAAGCTACAGCCAGACCCCCAGCCGCAAAATCTTGGTCCCGGGACTGCGGCGCCGGCAGCCGACGTATCGGCCCAGGTAAAACCGGACCAGGCGATTTTGGCGGCGGCACTGGCCGACCCAGCCGTACAGTATATCCTCGCTCACCAGCAGGCTCAATTTCGCGCCTACCTTGAAAACGCGCTCAAGGAGCAGGCCGAGTCTATCCGGGCCGCACATGCGGTAGAAATGAGTCAGGTCGCCGCCTTGATTCCCGAAACTCCGGCCGATTCAGCTTCCGCTGAAACAACGCCTCCAGAATTGAGCTCAGAACTTCTAGAGACAATTCGGTCGGTTGTGCGCGACGAAATTGCTCTCTATTCTAGGCCAACTCAAATGACTACCCCCCCTGCACCTCTGGCGCCTTCGGCTCCAGTTTATTCTCCCAACCGGGAGTTCCCCATTCGCGGAACTGTTGAGGGGGCTTACACGCCCGGGTGGAGGCGATGAGCGTTTTTGACCTAGCTCGACAAGAACAGTTTTCTGTTCAAAACCCATCTTTGCCTGCCTGGGCGCAGATGGTCGAGCAAGGCAATCCGCGCAGCCTGGGGATTATAGATCCAGACCTCGCCTACGATCTGACCGAAGACGACATCATTACGCAAATTCAGGAAGCGGAGAGCGAGTCGGAACGAGCCCGCGAGGCTTTTGACGCAAAGTGGTACGCCTGGGAGGATTTGTATCGACTACATACCGGCGCCGGCGAAAAGCAGGATTGGCAATCCGACCTGATCGTGCCGGAGGTGCGGCACAAAATTCAGACTCTTCGCTCGCTGATGCAGAGTGCCCTGATCGATCCCGAGCGGTTCTTCACCATCATCAAGGAGTCGGAGCTTTTCCCCGACGCGCAAATCCGGTTCATCGAATCCTGGATGTACCTCACTCTACGGAACGCCAATTTCCGCCAGGCAATGCTGGATGTCCTCGAGGAAGCGTTCCTTTTCGGAACTGGGTGGATGCGCACCTCGATCAACAGCCGGGTCCGAAATCGACCCGGCATCGAGCAGGCGCCCCTTTATCAGGATCCCCAGCAAGAGATGGCGGCGCAGCAAGCCGGTATGCCGACGACACGGCCAATCGTGACGGCTCTACCGGAGGTCTACAGCACCATCGAATGCCGGATTCGACATGTGCGCTCGATGTTTCCCGACCCCCTTTGCCGGTTCGACGATGAGAACAGTCGATATGTGATCGAGCGGTTCGAGACCGACCGCGAGGAGATCGAGGAGCTGCAAAGGCTCGGTATTTACGACTCGGTTGCGGATATCGGTGAGGGGATGCGCGACAACAAGGATCTTCAGAGATCCTACCGACGCATTGAGCAAACTCGATCTGGTCGGCAACGGCACCTCATCCAGGAGTACACAGGGAACCTCTACAAGGACGGCAAACTCGCCTGCAAAAACTGGGTGGTTACCGTCGCGAACACCAACGCGATTTTGCGTATCGGCCCGCAGCCATTGTGGAGCGGCCGGAGTCGATATACTTGCGCTACGCCCCTGGCACGGCAGGATTCGCCCTGGGGCGAGTCAATTATCGAAGCGGACGCCGTCGTCGAGTCCGAAATGAAAACGCTCCTCGACTTGATGAGTGACGATGTCAAGTACAGCGTGCTGGGGGCGTTCCAGATCGACGAGGCTCGCTCGAGCGAGCCCGAGCCTATTACCGGGATCGAGCCCGGTCGAACGTATCACGGCGACGGCGAGTTCATTCGCAAGCTCACGTTCCCCTCGCAGGCGAATGGCGCCTGGCCGCTTTTGAATCATCTTCAGGGCATCGGCGATAAATCGACGATGGTCAACGAATTTGCGGCCGGGACTCCTTCGAGCCGTGGCCGGCCTACGGCCACAGAGGTGCAATCGAAGACTCAGTCTGCAACTGGTCATATCCACAATATCGCGCGCGGCCTCGAAGAGGATTTCATCGAGCCGACCCTGACTCTGGTCTACGAATATTTGTTGCAGTTTGGCTCTGAGGTAACCCCAGAGCTGGAAGACGTGGCCTCAAGCGTTGGCGGTGGTGATTTGCTTCGCGATCCGGTTACGCGTTTTCAACTCCTCGACGTGCCGTTCCGGTTCCAGGTCAGGGGCATTTCCATGCTGGCTACGAGAGAGAGTCTCTGGCAGAGGGTGATGCAGATCATGCAGCTTGGTCAGCAGATGGGCGTCCCCCCGGCCGATCCGCTGAAGCCGTTCTTCACGTTGATTAGCAGCATGGGCTTTGCCCCTGAGCAGTTGGGCTACACCCTGGGACCGGAGCAGTATCGCCAATACCAGCAGGCGCAGGCGCAACAGGCGCAACAGAATGCGGGTGGCGGGTCGGGGAGTGGGGGGCGCGCAGCCACTCCTCCTTCGCCTCCTGGTCCTGCCAACGACGGCTCGCCACCCGCGCCTGATGCCGCGATGAATCAAGCTCGTTCGCAGCAACCTAGCCAATGACACTTGCCCCATTCAAAAACTTGAACGTCCACCAGTTGGGACTGGAGACTGCCGACACAGAAGAGCGAATTCACTCCAAGGTCGATCTTCTGGCTCGCACGGCGTCTAAGCGAACCGCAGAAGTTGTGGTTCCTTTTCAGGATGCGACAACGATTACTGGCACCGCGACGCTTGCCGTCTGGACGCCCACTCCGGGGTTTCGGTTTTTGCTGAAGGGTTTTGACGTAACGATTTTGATTGCTGCTGACATCGCGGCAGCAGCACCGGTGACGTTTGGGTTTTGGGACGGGACCGTGGCGAACGGGCCGATTGCTCCCCTTACTGCGTTTCAAGACAATGACCCCGAGGGGTTGATGTTTTCTGTGCAACGCGAGTTCCACAACGGCATTCGATCCGGCGCAGCTAATCGTCCTCTCGTAATTGCGCCAAATGCCGACATTGGGGCGGGGGTGGTTCATGTGTTTGGCATTGCATGGGGGGACCATGTGGAGCCGTAGCTGGGCGTTTTTGATTGTTCTGATGTTGGTTCAAGCCGCGGATGCTACTGTGACGCGGGTTTGGACATCGAGCGGCAGCAATGTGAACCATCTAGTTTGCGCCGGAGACGACACGCTTGATGCAGGGGCGTGTGGTGCTACTACGAGTTGCCAGCTCGGCACTGCTTCCCCTGCTGCGTGCGAGGTTGGCGAGTGCTTCTTCGACACCGATGCGACAGCGGGTCAAAACCTTTACGGCTGCACGGCGGCAAACACCTGGACACTACTCGGCGATGGCACAGGTAGCGTAAGCCCAGGGGGTCCTGACACTGCCGTGCAGTTTTCTGCAAGCGGTTCTTTTGCCGGCGATAGTGCTTTCACGTTCAATTCTGGAACTGACACGCTGACTGTTCCTGTTGTAACCAACGCAGGCAGCGGATTGCTGCTGGACGATTCGGTTAGTTTGTATGACTCTGTAACGAATGTCACGGCAAGTCTTCCGTTTCTTGAGGTGACCTCCAACTACGATCAGTCTGGAGTTGCAGTCAATTCTTCGGCCATAAGTTTTTCCCCGACTGTTTCCGTCGGGGACACGGGGGCTTCGCTCCTCTTAAGCTCCGTCGAGCTGTTGCGCGCCATTTATGACTTAAACGTAGACGGCACCAGTCCGAGTGCTGCGCTCATGTTTGCGGCGGAACTGTTCAGTTTCCCAACCATTGCAACCAATGTTCCCTCTGCTTCTTTTGGGAGCCACTACGCCACGCATGTAATCGGAGCGTTCCGTCATACATCGACAGGAACTGGAACTTTCACTTCGCAAAGGACGTTCAATGATGAATGGGCTTTGCAAAGCACTGGAACGGGCACGGCTTCTATCGGAGAGCACACCAGCTTCCGCTCTGCTCCGAGATGGGAGGCCGCGGCAGGATCTGCCGTCCAGGTTACTGCGCGTCGCGGCCTATGGGTTTCTGATTACTCCGAAACCAACCAGTTTACCGGCAATGGCACCGAGAGCCTGACGTCAAACATCGGCATCGAGATCGACGCTTTGACTGCGGGTTCGACAAATATCGGCATCCGAAATGCTTCTCCTTACGTCAGCAAGCCCAGTCAGCAAGCGCCGGGGGCAGGCTTCACGATTACTGTAGATGCTGAGTATGTCGAGCTGGATCCGGCTTCAAGTGTGACTAGCAGCGCGACAACGGCTGTCGCAGCCGGCGCGGACGGACAGCGGGTTGTGTTCTCCAACACTGATTCTGGTTCCAATACGGTCACCTTCCAGGATGGGGCCAACCTCGCGCTCGATGGCGATTTCACCCTCAACCCCGGAGATACGCTGACCCTCATATACGACTCTACCGCGTCGAGCTGGCTAGAGCTTTCACGCGGCGACAACGACTCGAGCGACAGCGGCGGGGGCGGCGGGGGGAGTACCGTAACCAGCGCCCAGGCATCTATTTCCGGTTCTGCGGACGCTTGTGCAATTTCGACCGTGGGCACGAGCGAGACGACGGCGGTTTCTCTGGGCTATGATAATTCCGGGAAAAGCACGCTTATTTCGACGACTGTAGTTCTAGGGTCTGTGGGGTCGAGCCGGACTTTCACCGCAAGGCTCTATGTGGGGCCGACTGGTTCGACGTCCCAGGTCGCGGAAAGCACAGGAACAATGACGGCCGGCGAGGACATTAGCTTTACCCTGTTCTATCTGGACACCACCAGCGCAGCGGGCCGGACGGCGGAATTGAAGGTTTTTGCTAGCGGGGGCACCTCTAATACGGTTGATGGCTGTTTTCTGACCCGGATCTCTCACGACTAGGCGTGACCCGATAGTGCTCGCCTGTAGCCATGCATTGACAAAATTGACCACTCCGCTTAGAACATTTTGAAAATGGGCAAGATTTCCCAATTGCAGGACGATTCACTAGAGGTGCTCCGCGCCGCCGCAAAGGCGCCACGCAGCTTCGGCGAGGGTATGGTGAACTACATGGTTCGCCGGCGAGAGCAGCTCACATTGGAGTTGTCGAGCACTGTAAACACCTTCGAGGTCTCTCGCCTCGCAAAACAGATTCGGGCGCTTTCGTTAATTTTGCAAAGGAGCGGCGAAAAGCTGCCCAAGAAAGAATGGAAGCGTGTCCCCTCTGTTGGCCTAAGCGGCCAGGCCGGCGTAGAAAACGCTCTTCATCTCGCAAGGGTTTTGACGCCGGCAAATTGGGAAGAGAAAATCCTGCCTCAGTTTTCCAAGATTGCCGACGAGGCGCTGGATAGCTTGATTGCGGAAAAGGACATCGAAGACAATCTGGCTCTCTTGTCGGAGACGCAAAAGTGGATTCGTTATCTGCGAAACGTAGAACACGGCGGGGAGACCGCGCGGGCTCAATTGCAGCGGAGAGTGCAAAATGCCAGATGAAAACGACCAATTTGCCAAGTACATGGCCGATTTTGAGGCCCGTCAAGCGGAACGTCTCGAGCGTAGCATGGCAGAAGTGAAGCAGCAGCAGGCAGCCCTTGCTCAGTACGTTCAGGCGCAAGGGCAGAGTGCTCGCCAGCCACAGATTAACTTGAGCGACGACAAGGTAGACGAGAAGCTGCTCAAGGAATTGTTCGAGAATCCCAAGCGTTGGGTCGCGGAGTTGAGCGAAATCAACAGAAATCAAGCTGCTCAAATCGCCTCGCAAACCGTGCAGCAATACGAGCAGCGACGGCGCGCTCAAGAGGATCATCAGGCGTTCTGGCAGGGGTTTGCAAGCTACAACGGCGATGTTGCTGATTTCATGCCGATGGTGCAGCGTCTTTTTGATTCCCAGCCCCAAACGATGACGGCTTCGGAACGTGCCGACGCGGCGGCTGCCCAGGTGCGGCAGCTTATCGCGCGGCGGCGTGCGGACGCGGTCGATGACGACCGGCGTCAGACCAATCAGCAGAATCTGACTGCAACGGCGTCTGGTAGGGTTGACTCTGCTCAACAACGGCAGGAAGCGGCTCCTGTTTTGACCGCAGAACAGCGCCTGCAAGAGGGCGTCGATGAATTGCGCGAATGGCGCGAAAAAAGGTTAGGCCTCGCGTAAGTATTTGTTTAGCCCGGCGTTGCGGGTTGGTTTCAAAAAGGAGGGGTGGCGATAAAGGATAAAACCCCATGGCCGGAGGACAAGTCTTCGGCGTCGCTTCCTCGGTCGGCAATTTCAGCACCGACCGTCTGACTAAAGAGGTGCGACGCCTGGGCCAGCCTATGATGCGCTGGCGCCAGTTTACCCGACAGGAATCTTCGTTTTCGTCCAGGCAGGGCGATACGTTGCTGTTTCCCAAGCGCCTAAATCTGGACGCGGACGAATCGACGGGGGCTATTGTAGGCGAACGTCAACCGATTCCGTCCGCTGGCTACCGGACGCTCCAGGGCTCTGTTGTTTGTCAAAAGAGCGCGATCAAGATTCCATACACAATGGAAGCCGAGCTCTACAGCGAGATCGACCTTGACCAACAGAATCGCGAAGCACTGGCCGACTTTATGGCCAAGGCTTTGAACCGCCGCGCTTTCAATGCGTTCAATTCCACCAATGTTTGTTACATTCCGACGGGCACCGATACGGTTCCGACGGCGACGTGGGACGTTGATGGTACGCCGAGCACATCAGCGACGCGAGATAATCAACTCTTCGATTTGAAAGAGGTGGTTGACGCGCTAAAGGCAGGAACGTATGGAGCCAACGCTTCCGCCCCAGTGCAGCCTTACGATGCTGGCGGCAACTACCAGCAGATTGCGTCTGTTCAGGCAGCGCGAGCACTTCGCGATGACGATGAATGGGAAGAGGCAGCTCGATTTGGCGACCCGGAACGACTTTGGGCAGCGGAAATCGGAAGAATTTATATGACCAGGACGGTCGAGGACAACGCCATCCTCGGCTTGAATAATAATAAAAAAGGCGAGGCTGTAATTTTCGGCAAAGACCCGGTGATTGAAATCATCGCGCTTCGCGAAGAAGTCCGCATGGAAATCCCGGCGGAGCTTGGAACCGATCTCGCTATCGGTTTCTGCTACCTGGGAGGGTTCAAGCTCACCTGGGACTACAACTCTACAACGGAACCCGATAACCGGGTTGTGAAGATCACCTCGTCCTGAGCAGAGAACGAGCGGGAGAATAAGATGCAATTCGGAAAGTCGAAGATTCTGGGGTTTGCCCTGGATTTGCCGATTGGGTCTGGCGACACGATCAACGCAGATTTGATTGAAATTCCAGCGGGCGGCGGCGGGCTTGTCATTACGCAGGTCGCCTATTCCGTCGGCTCGACGCTGGAAACCACGTCTGCGGTCGAGCTGTTGTTCTGGCGCCGTCCAAACGGCCCCGGCGTTACAAGCGGCCAGCGCGCGGTGACCTTCAACGCGGGCGACGGCACGGGGCAGACCAGCGCTACCCTTCCCGCGACGATGGCAGCGGGAGACGCCTATCGGTTCTATCTGGGCGGGGACGTTGATCAGGATCACGAGATCCTGCCGGGCGAATCCTTCGCGGTCGAGGTCGAGACGCTCGGCGGCACGGCTGGCGTGAATGGCACCCTGGTGGTTCACGGGTATGAGTTTGATGTTGGTGCGGCCATCCCTATTTCGGGCGGCACTACTGGCCTGACCGACAGCCAGACCAAGCCCGGAACCAACGGGGTCGGCAGTATCATTAACCGCATCACCTGAGAGGTGTAGATCCCATGATCCCGACTCCCAAGCCGGATCGGGTGAAGGCCAACCCGTCTATGACTCACGCCGCTATGCGGCGGAAGGCCAGGGCGGGGAAGCTCGCGGGGAAGAAGCACGCACAAGACCGCTTCTTCAACGGCACGACTACTGCGCAGTCGGTGAACACCACGGTGGTCCCGGCTGCGCAAGTGGTTGCTCGAGCCCTTGGTCAAAGCGCCCAACTAAAGACGAAGCGTACCGGGCACGACCCGTCTGTCGTTCAGGATACGCCTACAAAGTCCAACACTCCGCTGAAGAGGGGGTGATGGCATGGCTACGCTCGCTGAGTTGCGTTCGCGCGTTCTCGCGAATTTGGACAGGTCGGACGCGAACTCGACAGAGCAGGGCTATGTGACAGATTGGATCAATCAATTTATCAGGGAAGACCTGTGCCAGAAGCATAACTGGGACTTCATGGAGCACGTCGAGGACGTGTCAACAACGGACGGGGTAGACGAATATGCGTTTCCTGATTCCGGCAGCGGTGATCGGTTTAAGGACTGCCGCTGGATTCGCTTCCGCACTAAGTCGGACGAAGACTTTTGGGAAATCGAAGAAGTCCCGGTGCGAGCCCTTTACCAAGGGTTCACGGAGCAAACCCGGGGACAACCTGTGTGCTGGGCACGAGTCGGAGAAAATAAGTTCAAGGTCCGATTTATTCCAGACGCCAGCACCTACGAGTTTCGTATACACGTCTGGGAGTACCCTGCTGCACTGACGTCCGACGGCGACAGTAACACCCTGACGAACTCCTATACTCGGCTCGTCGAATTCGGGGCAACGGCTCGTGGGTTTCTGCATTACGGCGAGTTCAACTCGGCTAGCTACTGGTCGAGTGCCGTGGCGAACGAGCGCGACAACGCAATCAAGGTTGATCGGAAAAGGTTGGCCCCGTCTCAACGGACCTTTAAGCCGAGCACGGCAGCCGGCCGACCGGCGCTGGGTTTGAGCCGCTCCGGCCGTTTCCGCACTAGTCCATTCTCCTGGTGGACGCCGTGAGGGATGAAGACGGCAGAATTGTGCAGATTGGGCCGTTTGGGGGCTTAGACGGCTCAAGATACTCGGAGCACCTACGAGGCGTACCAAGCCCGTGTCCGATGCGAGGCGGTTTCAACGTCGAGCCGGTTGACGGTGAATTGTGGACCCGCCGGGGTATCGAATCCCAGGCCGGGCCTGCGGGGAGGTTCACATTCGCCTCTTTGCCGTGGCTTTGGATCGTTCAAGACCCGGACTCGAGCAAGCTGTTCCTGGTCTCGCATCTGCACGTCGTCGAGTATTCGGCAAGTTCTAACGGTGTCAAAAGAGCGGTTAGTGCCTCCAGCGAAGATATCACCTTCTCCGCAGGCAGTGACGCGGCCACCTCGACGACCACCCTAAGTGTCAACGACATGATTTTCGTGGGCGGCGGATACACCAGCGAGTGCTATCGAATCGTCGAAGTTTCTGGAACTGACATCACGCTGGAACGTAACTACGAGGGTTCCTCTGGCCTCAAGAGTTGCAGCGTTGTGAATTCGTTTTACGGAACCGCCTCTCCCGCGCCTTCGGGCGTGGATGCGGTCGGCAAGCGAGGGAATGTCGGGGTAATCGATCAGCTTGTGACCCACTCGCTTGACGATCTCTATTCAGGATCGCCGGCGGTCACTGCTGGCGATCGGTACCTACTCTTCGCCCACGAGGATCTCGCTTCCCCCGTCGCAATCAATTTGAGTACCGTGGGGGCGCCCCTGGGCGGGAATGGAACCAATTGGTTTCGGGACACTAGCCTGGCTGCTCCGGCTGCTGTCACGCCTACGGCTCAGACTTTAACTGTAGTGAACAACCGCGCCGTTTTCGGGCATTGCGGAGACGCAAGTGGCAGCTACGAAAACCGCACAATCTGGTGGAGCTGGCCGGGAGATTTTCTGCTCTGGCACGTTGGCCTGGGCGGGATCAACGCAGCGCCAAACTACAACACCTTTGACGGGAATCAGAATCAGATCCAGCAACTGCTGCCGCTAGGTCGATCTCTGGTTGTTCATCGCGAGTTTTCGCAGGAGGTCGGCTCACCCGCTGGGAGCGCAACGGCTCCTTTCGACTTCTCCTCTTCCAACCGGCTGGGGCTGGGGGTTGTCTCGCCGCAAGCCGTGACGTCCGTCAACCAGCAACATTATTTGATGAGCCAGAATGGGCCGGCAACTTTCTCGCCGCAGCAGGGGGTGAGCCTGATCGGGCTTGCCGCCGAGAGCCATTTCGAGGCGATGAAGTTTTGGGGGCGAACGGAAAAGGTTTTTGCGGACCCATACGGAATGCGTGTCTACTTCTGCGGGGACGATTATCAGCGGCATCAAGACGCCTCTGTCCCCGCGGCCACCTCGGCTCCGATTGCTGGGACGAGCGACTGGGATATTCCACGCGCCCTGCTCGTGCATGACTTCGGAAGAGGCGAGTGGTGGTTCGAGGATTGGGTGCCCGTTTGTAGCTTTGGGGTAGCGACCAATGGAGCTATTTACGCAGGGCGAGCGGATGGCAGGATCGTGCAAGTTGATCTGCACGCGAGAGCGTACATTTCCCCCTCTTCA